CCCAGCGCACCGCCCGAGCAGCCGGTCGAGGAGATCCCCGCCCCGGTCGAGAATCCAGCAGAGGGAGCACGGCCCCCTGGGCACGAGGAAACCCAGGCCCCGTCGGCGGACGATGTGGACCAGGCCGACGGTGACGACCTGCTCATCCTGGGCTCCGCCTGGACAGTCGCCTGAGCAACGAGGAGGGCCCCGGACTGAGGTCCGGGGCTCTGCTGCGTGCGGAAGGTCAGAACGGTGGTTCGCCCGGCGCCGGGCCCGCCCAAGGATCGTCGGCAGCCGGGCGGCCGTGAGCCGCGGCCGCCGGGCGCTGCGCATTGCTGCTGGTCTTGGTGACCTTCGCGGTGGCGTTGCGCAGGCTCGCGCCGACCTCCTCGACGTCCAGCTCGTACACCGTGCGCTTGACGCCCTCACGGTCCTCGTAGGACCGCTGCTTGAGGCGCCCCTGCACGATCACGCGCATGCCCCGCTGGAGGGACTCGGTGACGTTCTCGGCCGCCTGCCGCCACACGGCGCAGGTCAGGAACAGGCTCTCGCCGTCCTTCCACTCGTTGGTCTGCCGGTCGAAGGTGCGGGGAGTCGAGGCGACGCGGAACTTAGCGACCGCGGCGCCGGAGGGGGTGAAGCGGAGTTCGGGGTCGTCGACCAGGTTGCCGATAACGGTGATGACGGTCTCGCCTGCCACGGGCGGGCCTTTCAGGATGGGGCCGGCCCGCGGTGTGCGGGCCGGCCGGGGGTCAGGAGAACAGGAGCTGCCACGTCTTCGGGCCGGGGATGCCGTCGGCGTCGCCCGCGAGGTCCCTGTGCGCGAGCTGGAAGTCGCGGAGGTTCTTGCGGTCCGCGTCGGACCACTTCGGGCCGGGCCCGCTCGTGTAGTGCTTGCCGTAGCCCTTCCGCACGAGCTGTTGCCCGAGCAGGGTGATGCTGGTGTTGCTCTTGCCGGGGCCGAACTTGTCGCGGCCGGGGAACGGCGGCTTCGGCTTCGCGGTGACCTTGCTCGGGAGGGTGCCCAGCAGCTTCTTGAGGGAGGCCTCGCCGGGGACGCCGTCGGCGGCCTTGCCGGTGTGGCCCAGGGACTTCTGGAAGGCGGCGTAGTTCTCGGTGTCGGCGTCCGTCCATACCGGGCCGGGGCCGCTGGTGTAGTGCTTGCCGAACCCGGCCTTGACCAGGGCCTCGCCAACCCTGGTGACGTGCTTGCCCTTGGCGCCGTAGCCGTAGACCAGGCCGTTGATGGTGACCTGGTAGCGGGCCGCGGCGCTGGATCCGCCCGGGAGGGAGCCGCCCGGGTTCGGGGCCGGCTTGTAGTCGCCGGAGGGCATGCCCGCCTGCACCCACGCGTACAGGTGCTTGCCAGGGCACGCGGTCGCGAACCCGTCCCGGTGCCCCTTCTGGGCCAGGCGCCGGCCGGTCCTCCTGCACGCCTCCTCGTACAGGGCGCGGCCAGTGGCGAGCGCCGCGGCGCTGGGCTTCTGGTCGCCGCCGATGGCGAACTGGACGCTGAGGCCACTGACGTTGTGGCCGGGGCAGTGGGCGCCCTGCAAGCGCCACCCGCGGCCCTCGTAGAGGGTGCCCGCCTGGTCGATGACGAAGTTGTAGCCCACGCCGGACCAACCCTGGCCGATGTGTACGGCCTCGATGGCGCGCATGATCGCGTAGCCGGTGCGGGTGATCTCGTGGCCGCCGTCGTAGTGGACGAAGAACTCGGTGCGCGCCGACAGGGGGACGGACGCCGGTGTGCCGTTCCAGGGCCGGGCGCCCCAGGTGGCCCGGGAAATGATCTCGATCATGAGTGGTGCCCTCCGCTTGGTCGTCAGGGGAGGGCACCGTGCAGGGCGAGACCGGCTAACGTCGCGTCGAGAAAATGTCCTGGTTGCAGCCGTGAGGATGCCCCTTGATGAGCAAGCAGGTCTCATCGACGACGGTCTTTCGGCACCCCTGCTCGATGCGCAGTTCTCTGTGGCCGTCTTCGCCCCACAGCAGCCACCACAGAACGATCTTTCCGGGTTCGATGTACTGCATCTGTGCGCAGGCCGCGTGCCGCACTTCCGGCTCGTGCACCTCGAAGTCGCAGCCCAGGGGTTCGGTGTTGGCGTCAAAGTCTGCGCCGGGCAGGGTATTCAGGTAGCGGGCCTCGTCGATCGTCAGCACTGCTTCTGCGGGGCAACTCGTCATTCGTCCATGCAGGGACGTCTTCCGCTGGATCATCGCGTTCTCCAATACCAAGTTCGGCGGCACCTTCACCCTTCGGGCGCGGCAGGCAGCAGATCCGGCAATGAATCTTGGAAGCGTCAGTGTGATCTGAGTCACCGCCACGGTGTGCGTCTTGCGCACCGCCCCCGCGGCGCGGTCAGTCGACGACCTCGGCGTCGATGACGCTGCCGTCCTCCAGCTCCGGCGGATACTCGACCGCGAACAGGCTCTTGTCGAGGCGGTCGGCGAGCGCCGACAGGTCGACGGGCTGGTCGTCGTCGCCGGCCGGTCCGCCGAGGCCGGTGATCTCGACGGCCACCACGGCGTCCTTGCCGTACTGCTCGCGGTGCTGCCGCTCCAAGTACCAGGCGTCGGCGCGCCAGTCCGGCGACGTGCGGTCCTCGACGGTTTCCGTGACGATCTCGCCGGTGACGCTGTCGCGGAACTGGCGGGTGGTGACCTTGGTGACGATTCCGCCGTCCGCGACCCTGCGGATGTTGGCCATGGCGCGCGCGGCCGCGGTGGCGCGTGCGGTGCGGACTTTCACGAACAGGGCGGCGTACTCCTCCGCCTCCGGGTCGGGTTCCTCGCCAGCCTCGCGGGCCTCGACCTCGGCGCGGCCCTCGGCCATCCACCGAAGGAAGCTGGTACGGGAGATCCCCGCCATTTCCGCGGCCAACTCGACGGCGACGCCTGTGCGTGAGGCCGCGACGAGGCGCGCCTCGACCTCTTCGGAGAGGAGGCGTGGGCGGCCGCCGCGGTTGTTCTGCCGGCGGGCCTTGCGTCGGGTGGACATGGGCGGACCTCAGCGGCGGTTCAGCGGCCGGTGTTGAACAGGTGGCCGCAAGCGGGGCAGGTCGTGTGGGCGGCGCGGCCATCGTCGTCAGGGCTGAGGCCGTCCCCTCGGTCGCCGTCGTCGGGCAGGTGGAGGGTGGGCGGCTCGTCCTCGCGGAGGCCGCCGGGCAGGGTCTCGGGGTCGACCTGGCTGAACAGCTTGTCCATCTCGTCGGCCGGGATGGCGAGGCTGTCGAACAGCTCCGCCGCGTTCGTCGCCAGGTCCTCGAGGACCGTGGCGAACTCGCGGGGGTCCCAGCCGCCTTCGCCGGGGAGCCGGTTGAGCTTGATGGCCAGGGCCTCGGCTTCGGCGTCGGACTTGGACGACCAGCCGCGCAGGACGGGGACGAGCCATCCGCCGTCCTCGTCGAGGACGACGCCGCCGGGGAGGGCCATCCCGCGGTTCTGCATCTCGATCAGGGCCTCGCGGCGGCCGTGGCCGTGGAGGACGAATTGGGTGCGCTCGTCGGCGACGGGGACCTCGACCAGGCCGTGCATGCGTATCGCGTCGATGAGGAGTTCCAGCTCGTGCCGCTTGGGGTTCCGCGGCGCCGGCGTGAGGTCGGTGAGCGGCACGTAGGCGATGTAGCGCGGTGGCCTGGCGATCGTCTCGGTCACGGCTGGTGCGGTCCTCTCCCATGCGTCGGTGTCGACGACGGGCGAGGACTGCGAGCCCGCGGACTTCAACCGCGGCGCCCCGCCTCGCAAGCGGGACATGCCGTCATGGCCGGTCCTCGCCCGTCGCCGGGCCGGTGCTGCCCTTGTTCCGGTTGGGGCAGCACCGGGGCTCCACCGGCTTCCGGTGACGTCGCCGGAAGTGGTGGAACCGCGAGGGACCGTAGGGAGACGCGCGTCTAACGTCGCCTTCTACACACGGCAGTCTCATTGCTGTACTATCCGAAGCGGCTGGGAGAGCACCCAGCTACCTGGGTCTAGGTGTAACAAAAATCGGCGGTTGTCGTACATCCATACGACGCCCCGTGACACCCCGCCCCGGGATAGTCCCGAACCCCTGGGCTTTGGCGTCCGGGGAAAGGAAGGAACACCGCATGGCGAACGACGCCGTCGAGGACCCGCAGGCCGAGCAGCCGGCCGAACTGCCTCTCTCCGACGTCGGGCTGATCGGCGCCCTCGCCCGCCTGCTTGACGAGCAGATGGTGAAGAAGGTCATCAAGCCGCGGATCGACGCGCCGAAGGTCCCCCTCCTCAAGGCGTACAAGGGCGGGCAGTCCGAACTGGTCGTCCAGATCGCAGGCGACATCATCGGCCGGTACAAGGTGAATCTGGCTCAGCCGAAGATCGTCATCGACGAGGACAACGAAGAGGCCCTCAACAAGTACGCCGACAAGCACGGCGGCACGAAGGTCGTCATCCAGCGTGACGAGACCTGGGAAAAGGCTCTGCTGCAGTTCGCCGAGTACGACGAGGACACGGGTCTGATCATCGACACCCGCACCGGCGAAGTGGTCCCGGGCCTCAAGTACGAGCAGGGCGGGCAGCCCACCGGCAGCCTGACGTGGACGTGGGAGAAGAGGGACGTCGGCAAGAAGCGGCTGACGCGCCACTACCAGGAGGGGTCTTTGAACTACCTCCTGACGGAGGCGCCGGAGCTGATGGCCGGTCCCCGGCCTACCGCCGAGGACGCCCAGCACTGACCGCCTCCGGCCCGGCCCCCTGCGGTCGGGCCCAGCTCCCCAAGGACACCGATGGCTACGCCCACTGACGTGATGACCCCCGCGCTCGCCAGCAGCATTTCTGACCGCGCGTTCCGAGTTCTCCACGTCCTCGCCCTGCACATGGACAGCGGATGGGTTCCCATCCCGCCCATCGCCGAATTGCTCGGGATGACGTCGCACCAGATCCGTCTGCCGCTCGCCGAGTTGCGCGCGGCCGGAATGGTGGAGCACGACCGGCGCTACGAGATCGGTGACACCGGCCGCAAGACGTGGCACACGTACGTCCGCCTCGTCGACGACACCGCCACCGAGGACGCCGCATGACCCGCCTGAGCCGCCGCGACGGAACCCGAGTCAACCAACGGGTCTACACGGTCCCAATCGAGTCCGACACGGCCAATGACGAGGAGATCAGCTACCGCGCCCTCGGCCTGCTGGTCCACATGCTCAACAAGCCCGCGGACTGGCAGATGCGTTCCGAGCAACTGTCCAAAGGCAAGAAGCGCGAGGGCCGCGACGCCGTGCGGAAGGTGCTTCACGAACTGGCAGCGGGCGGGTACTACCGGCTCGAACGCCGGCGGTTCCGAGACGGCAAGCACGCGATGGGCACCGCGATCAGCTTCTACGCCGTCGAGCAGTGGAAGAAGGATTACGTCACCTTCGACGGAGAACTCGCCGTTCCAGTCGTCGAACAGGAAGACGGCTCCTTCCAAGTGCTGTACCCCGACGGCTCGACGGGCAGTGACGGCTTCGGCCAGGGCCGCGATGAGCCGCCCGCCGACGACGAGCCCGAGCCGCCCGCCGACGACGAGCAGGAACCGTCTGCTCCGCCCGCCGAGTCGACCACACCCCGCAGGAAGACACCGCCCGCCGCGAAGAAGGCAGCAGCCCCGAAGCAGCCGCCGGCGCCCGCCAAGAACGCCAGGGAGCCGGAGAAGGGCGCGGAGGAGAAGCAGACCGCGGCCGCCCAGAAGGCCGCGGAGAAGGCCCTCCTCGACGCGGACGCCGAGGAGGTCGCCAAGTGGTGGTGGGCCGACGCAGAGAAGCGGTTCGGCCCGTACGTCGGGGACAAGCGCGGGTACATCGCCATGCGCAACCAGGTCCGCAGTGCCCTGGAGAAGGGCTACACCAAGAACCAGTGCGGCAAGGCCCTCATTCAGGCGCAGAAGCACTGGCCCAGCGCGCAGCAGTGGCAGCAGGCCCTCGGCATCGTGACCAACCACATCCAGCCCCGGAACACCGGCGGCCGCGTTCCGTACAGCGACGCTTCAACCTGGGGCGGCCAGGGTGAGGCCCCGTCGAACATGCCCGGCGCCACCAACGCCCCGCCGCCCGGCAACTCTGCTGATGACGACGCTGACGACGCCACCTTCGGCATCGTCGAACGACCGTAAGGAGCGTGACCCTGATGTCTCTCACCACGGACGCCCCGGTGGTCCCCGCTCCCGCCCGCGGGATGAACCCCCTTGGCGCGCTCAGCGAGCACCTCATGGCCGTGCTGGAACGTGGCGGCGCGGACATGTCCAAGCTCGGCGTACCCGCGCAGCCGGAGCCGGACGACGGTCTGTGGGAGGACGTGAGCGTTCCGCAGGCCCGTGCACGTCGGAACATGTGGCGCAACAGCATCAACGATGCTGCTCACAACGATTACCTGCACTTTCGGCTTGACGACCTGGACCCGAACCAGAAGCCGAACACGCTGCGGAACTGGCTCATGTCCCTGGTCGAGGCGCAGAAGCGAGGGGCGCGGCCGGAGATCCTGAACATGCTCATGCCGGGCAACATCGGCAGCGGGAAGACCGCCGCGGCGATCGCCTTCGGGAACGAGGCCGCAGAACTGGGGTTGTGGGCCCTGTTCGTGAAGCACTCGACCTACTTGACGTGGCGTCGCCCGGACTCCGCGCCGCACAGCATGAAGGCGTGGGAGGTCCGTAAGAGGTTCGTTGAGTGTGACGTCCTGGTCCTCGACGAGTTGTGCGGCGAGATGGATATGACCGCCACTGAGTTCGCTCGCAGGGAGACGATCGACCTGATCGACGCGCGGATCGCGGCTGGCCGGCCGACGGCGTACACCACGAACTTGCGCAGCCGCCGCACGCCGGAGCATCCCGGCCTCGGGGTGGTGGACATCCTCGGGGAGCGGCTTCTGTCCCGTCTCGAGGCCTCCGCCCACCTGGTCAGGATCCAGGGGCCGGACCGGCGGAAGCCCGCCAGGCCCCTCGACTGGTGACCGCCCCGAATCAACACATCTGCACGCGAAACTGACAGTGCGTGAGCCAGTTCAGAGCGTTCGCGCGGAAGACGCTATATCGTTTGGTCGACCCGGAAGGCCATGAGCATAAGCCGACCGGGGCGACCCGAACGAAGGAGTGGTGTCTTGTCGAAGCCGTGGTTCTCCCGTGCCCGCAGGGGCAGCAAACCGAAGCCGCCAAAGCCGCTCAACGAGTCCGGAGTACCGCCGCTCACCGGTGGGGAGCGCTTCGGCGCCACCCTCACCGCTCTCGGTGGAGCGGGTGTCGGCACCCTCGGCTTCTACGCGTCCTTCGACGCCGTATCGACCAAGGCCGCGGAGTGGGGCTTCGATGAGCCGTGGGTCCTGCCCACCGCCATCGACTCGGCCGTCCCGGTGTTCACCGTGGCGTACCTCCTCCTCATCCGTCTGGACATGCCGCTCTGGTGGGCACGGCTCGTCCCCTGGGCCCTGAGCCTGATCACCTGCGCGCTGAACGTCGCGGCCGGCAACTCCCTGTGGTCCAAGGTGGCGCACGGCGCCATGTCCCTGCTGTGGGTCGCCGTCTCCGAGATCGCCGCGCACATCTACGCCGTCCGGATCGGCGCTGCGACCGGCCGTCGCCGCAGCCTGGACAAGATCCGCTGGAAGCGCTGGCTGTACTCGCCTCTGCCCACGTTCCTGCTGCACCGCCGCATGGTCTTGTGGGAGCTGACCTCGTACGACCAGGCGCTCAAGCTGGAGCAGGAGCGTCTGATCTACCAGGCCAAGCTCCGCGGCAAGTTCGGCCGATCCTGGCGCCGGAAGGCCCCGATCGAGTCACTGCTGCCGCTGCGCCTGGTACGCAACGGAGTCCCGCTCGCCGAGACGGCCCCCGCGGGACTGGTTGCGGCCGGCCTCGACCCCGCGAGCCTGTTGCCTGCACCCCCCGCGGCCCCACCTGCTCTGGCAGCGGTACCCGCTCCGAAGGTCCCGGCTCCGGCCCCTGTCCCGGCTGCGCAGGCCCAGCCCCGCAGGGTGACCGCCACCGTCCCCACTTCCGCGCCTGCTCCGGCCGCAGCACCCGCGCCTGCTCCGGCGCCTGCGGTGACGCCGGCGCCTGCGGCAACGCCCGCGGCCACGCCGGCTCAGCTCAGCGAGAAGGAGGTGTACGAGATGGTGAAGGAGGCAATCAAGGCCCGCGACGTGAACCGCTTCAACTCCGGTGACCTGACCGGCGCCGCCATAGGGAGGGCGATGGGCCAGACCGCCCAGAACGGTCGCAAGGTCCGCCGCCGGCTGCTCTCCCAGTACGCCGCTGAGACCGGAGTGATGTTGCCCGAGGAGTTCACAGTTGAGGACGTGCTGACCGCAACTCAGCCGTAGGGCATCCTGCCCCCACCCGTACCGACGCGGCGGGCCCCCTTCCAAGGGTGCCCGCCGCCTGCATGATCGGACCCACCATGACACCGGAGATCCTGGCCCGGATCACCGCCGCCCGTGCCGCACGCGACCTTTCCGACCTCGCCCGTCAGGCGGTCGGCACGACAGCCGAGACCATCAGCCCCGCCGAACGCATCAAGAGAGCGCGCCGCATGCGGCAGATGGTCAACGCGTACCTCGACACGGTCGTCGTGGCCGAGGCCCTGGCCGGCGCGGACTGGTCCGAGATCACCGAGGCACTGGGGCGCCGTGAGCCGGACACGGTCGAAGGGGAGTACGCCGACGCAGTCGCCGAGTGGAGCGACGCCGCCGAGGCCGAGGCCGATGCGGCGGCCGACGTTGAGGAACTGGATGCGTGGTACGCCCGGCACCGCGAGGATCACGACCCTGACCTCGAGAAACCTGTCGCTGATCTGCTGAACAGGCATTGAGTCGGGCCTTCGTGCGGGTAGAATAGTGCAGCAATGAGACCGGCGAGAGCTTAGGGCTGCCGCTGCCTCATTCTCCGCGGGAGAGCACTCGCGGGCCCCGAACGAAGGAACACCGATGCCTGGTATCACCACGCCCCTGCGCGAACGCAGATCCCGCAAGCCGACGGGTCTGCCGAATCCGCCCATGATCGTGCTGTGCGGACCGGAGAAGTGCGGCAAGAGCCACGAGGCCGCCCGCGGTACCGGCTCCGACCTGATCGGCATAGCGTTCTGGATCGAGATCGGCGGGTCCGAGGGAACAGCCGACTACTACGGCCGAGTCCCTGGCGCCAACTACGAGATCGTTCCGCATGACGGCAGTTACCAGGACATCCTCGACGCCATCCGTTGGGCAGTGGCGCAGCCGCAACGCGTCCCGGGCAAGCCGAACATGATCGTCCTCGATAACGGCTCCAACCTCTGGGACATGATCAGCGACGAGCAGGCCCTGTTCGCCCGGCGACGAGCCGTGAACAAGGCACAGGACACCCGTCGCCGCGCCCCCAGCCTGGACGATCCGGTAGTGGTCGACCCTGACCTGTGGAATCGGGCCAAGGACCGGTGGGGCGAGGTCCTTTGGATGCTCCGCCGCCACGCCGGGCCCGTCGTGATGATCGCCCGCCAAGAGATCGTCACGGCCTTCGAGAACGACAAGCCCACCCGCAACACCACCCGGAAGATCAAGGCGGAGAAGAACCTCCCGTCCGCCGTCGACGCGATCGTGGAGATGCACGGCATCGGTGAGGCGTACCTGACGGGGGTGCGGACCCTGCACTGGGACGTGAAGCCCGGCGACACCGTCCGGTTCGACGATTTCAGCATCGACGCCCTTCTGCGCCGTATGGGGTTCGAGGAAGCGGCCACACATCGGCAGGTCACCGAATCGCGCCCGGAGGCCTACCTCGACGAGCAGCCCGCCCGGCCGCCCCAGGCCCAGCAGCAGCGCCGGCAGGAAGCGCCCCCCAATCAGGGGGGAAGGCAGCAACCGGCCCTGACCGGGAAAGAGGCCGTTGGGATGGTCCACAAGGCCCTCACGGACAAGAACAATCCGCTGGAGTGCCTGCGTGCCATCCGCGAGGAGTGGGGCTTTCGCACGCTGCGGGAGATTCCCACCAAGACGAAGATGTGGGGGGAGCTGAACGCGGACGACCTGATCACCAAGTCTCTGAACTACGTCGAGGAGCAGGTGAAAGAGCGCGAGCGGGAAGCCGCCGGGGGGAAGCCCGCCGGGCCCAGCACACCGCCCACGGCCACGGGCGAGCAGGACCAGGCGCGCGAGCACCGCGAGGAGGGGCAGCCGTCGCCCCCCGAGCAGCCGCAGCCCGAGCAGACCCCGCCGGATGAGCAC